GAATGTAATACATTAGATAGGACTAGGTTAAGATGGGAATATTTAGAAAATATTTATGAAACAGATGAGTCAACCATAGAATACTATGAAGTTATGGTAAAAGATGGATGGAAACCTTTATCCCCTTGGTATGATGAGATGTCGGCAGATATGGGAGATGCCAAAAAAATTGCACAAGAACTTGACGTTTCATTTATTGGATCAGGGGGTAATGTCGTAGAAGATGAATTTATTACTTTTCACGAAGAAAATAATGTTAGAGATCCAGAGTTTGTCGCAGAACTAGAAAAGGTTATGTGGATATGGAAAAAACCTGAAGTCGGACATAAATATATTATGGGTGTGGACGTTAGTAGGGGTGATGGTAAAGATAGTTCTACAATAGTAATACTAGACTTCAACAATTTAGAACAAGTTGCTGAGTTCCAATATAAACTACCACCTGATTTATTGGCAGAAATAGTTTATAAATATGGTAATATGTATAACGCTTATACTATTATAGATATTACTGGTGGTATGGGGGTTGCAACAGTTTTAAAACTAATAGAAATGGATTATAAATTTTTACATTATGATGATCCAAAAAGTAGAAAATTAACTGAAAAATATTCTAAGATAAAGTTTAAAGAAGGTGAAAAAATACCTGGATTTAATGTTGGTAATAGTAGATTACAGATGGTATCGGAATTGGAAGAACATGTAAGGGAAAATAAAACCATTATACGATCACAAAGAATGATTTCCGAACTAAGGACATTTGTTTATAGAAATGGTAGACCAGATCATATGGATAGTTATCACGATGATATTATTATGGCATTCGCTATGTGTATTTTTGTAGTTCAGACTTCATTTAAAAAATTAGAACAAGTTGAAAAACAAACTAAGGCGATGTTAGAGAGTTGGGTTGCAGTATCTAATAAACCCACTAATACTTTGACGAATGATAGTTACGTTAACCCATTTTATACCAATACACCTACATATCACCCAAAACAAAATAATGAATCTAATGACAGTGGTGAATTTAATTGGTTATTTGGGTTGTGATAACATTTAATTTTTTAAGATATTTATTATAATAGTAATAAAGATAACAGTATAATGGCAAAAAAAACAATATTCCAGCAATTAAGTAATTTATTTGGTCCAGAAGTAAAAAGAGAACAAAATAAATCAAGATATTCTATAAACGATAAAGAACTATTGAGAACAAAATCAAAGGAGGAATACGACTTTGAGAAGTTAAAAAAACAACAAGATTCCTACCTTTCTAATATGTGGCAGAAGGTTGATAATGAGATTTATCAACACTCAGTCTATTATGAAACTACAAGATTGGCATCCTATGCGGATTTTGAGGGTATGGAATTTTTTCCAGAGATTTCTGCAGCTTTAGATATTATGATGGAAGAATCAACTACATTAAATTCAGAAAATAAAATGGTAACTATTTTTTCTGAAAGTAAAAGAGTAAGAAGAATATTAGAAGATTTATTTTTCAATAGATTAGATATTCATACTTCTTTACCTATGTGGACTAGAAATACTTGTAAATATGGGGATAATTTTCTATTTCTTAATATAGATAGTGAAGAAGGTATTATGGGTGTTAAACAATTACCAAATATTGAGATTGCAAGAAAAGAAAATGAAGGTTTTGGTGAAAACTCTATGAATATGGATACGGATAAATTTAATCCCGTTAAATTTGTTTGGGGTCAGAGAGATATAGAATTCAATGCGTGGCAAGTTGCACATTTTAGGTTATTAGGTGATGATAGAAGATTACCTTATGGTACTTCTATGTTAGAAAAGGCAAGACGTATTTGGAAACAATTATTATTATCTGAAGACGCTATGTTAATTTATAGAGTAACTAGGGCACCAGAGAGAAGAATATTTAAAATATATGTGGGTAACATAGATGAGCAGGATGTACCAGCTTATGTTAATAAAATTGCAAATAATTTTAAGAGGAGTGCAGTAATTGATCAAAAGACAGGACAAATAGATACAAGATACAATCAGATGGCACAGGATCAGGATTATTTTATACCTGTTAGGGATGTAAATGCACCTAGTCCTATTGACACATTACCAGGAGCAACTAATTTATCTGAAATAGCGGATATCCAATACTTACAGAAAAAATTATTTACTGCACTAAGAGTACCTAAACCATTTTTAGGTTTTGAAGAGGTTAATGGTGATGGAAAAAATTTAGCTTTACAAGATATTAGATTTGCTAGAACAATAAATAGGATACAACAATCGATGTTACAGGAGTTAAATAAAATCGCTATCATACATTTATATATTTTAGGGTTGGAGGATGAGTTAGAAAACTTTACTTTAACGTTGAATAACCCTTCAACACAAGCAGAAATGCTTAAAGTGGAACAGACTCAATTAAGAGTGACACTTTATAAAGATGCCGTATCAGATGCGGGTAATGGGTTTGGTGCAATGTCTATGACTAGAGCTAAAAAAGATATATTAGGTATGTCTGAGGAAGAAATTAGAAATGATTTAGAACAACAGAGATTAGAAAAAGCTGCAGCTGCCGAAATGGAACAAACTGCAGAAGTTATAAAGAAAACAGGTATATTCGATAGAGTAGATAGATTATATGGTGATTTTGATGCATTAGTTGCGGGTGCAGGTGGTGGTGAAGCAGGTGGAGATGCGGCTGCTGGTGGTGATGCTGGTGGGGCGGCACCTGAAATGGATGCTGGTGCGGCACCTGAATCGGATGCTGGAGCGGCAGCACCTACAGAAGAGTCTATAAAGAAAAAAGAAAATTTAATATTAGAAATAAACGAGAAAAAATATAATGAAAAAATAAAAAAATATCAAGGGATGTACCTTAGAAAATTGACTGAAAGCTTAGATAAAAATGAAAATATCTACAATTTAGATAAGTTTGAAGATGGTGCAGACATACTTAATTCTAAGATAAGTGAAATAACAAAACAAATAGATAGTATGATTGACTAATTTTTTATATTTAATCAATATTTATTAATAAAAATACTTATGGAAAATTTTGGTAATATAAAAGATACATTTAAAAAAATTATCTTAGAATCAATAATAAAAAAAGATGAAAAAGGTAAAAAATTATTTTCTACTTTTATTAAAGCACTAAAAGAAAATAAATCTCTTAAAGATCAATTTCTAATTTTTAAAAATTTAGAGAGTAGAAAATTTGATGATAGGGATGTGGCAAAAGATTATATAAAAGAAAATATTAATTTACTTAAAGGTATTAATAAGAAAGAACTTACTGAGGGTAATGTAATATTATCTAATCTTTTAAAAGGGAAAAAAATAATCAAAGAAAATAATAGTTTTTATTCTGATATATCATATTTAAGTGTGACAAAAAAGAATCCTTCCAACATAGAAATTTTTAATGAGTCTCTTAATAGATTAGTTGATCGTATGGTAACTAAAACAGAAGTTACGGAACACACAGATACTATAGATATATCCCCAAGTATTTTAACTAAAATAATGGTTAATAAATTTAATGAAAAATATAGTGAAATTACTGAATCTGAGAAAAAAATTATTAAAAGTATTTTAAACGGTAAAAATGAAGATAAAGTAAATACCGTAAATAATCTAAAGAGAGAGTGTATCGATTCAATAGATAAAAAATTAAATGAGGATATAGATTTAGATTTAAAAGATAAATTATTGAAAGTAAAAGATAAGTTATTAACTACTGAATATAAAAAAGATGATTACCATAATGATGTAATCAAATTATATAACCTAAAAGAAACAATCGATAACGAATAAATATTAAACCCTCTTATGAGGGTTTTTTTATTGTAATTTGACATCACCCATATTTTTCCGTATACTTTATTAAATTATAAATAACAAGATATGATAAGGAAAATTAATGAAATTAGGAAAAGAATTAAAATTAGATTTATTAGACAACTATAAAACTAAAATAGGGACAGTAAATAATAAAGAATCAAAAAGTTTGTATTTAAACTTTACTGCGTGGGGAGAGATAATTGAAAATGAAAAAGAACAAAATTATACTACTTTTTTAAGTAATATAAGAAAGAAAATAAAACAAAATTTAAATGACAATCTCAATATAAATTTATTTCATAATGATAAATATATTGTAGATTTGGATATGAGGACTTCAGGATTTGATATCAGTAAAAGAAGTTTTATGTCATGTGAAATAACACTATACCAAAAAAAGGGTTTACCAATAAATCAACCATTACTTATTGAGGCAACAAAAAACATTATATATAATGTAATAGATAATTGTCTAGAGAATAACTCCATTTTTAAATTCCATAAAACCAAAAAATAATTTTTTTAGTATAGCGATATATTTATAATAAAACTATATCACTATTATGGAGATTTTAAAAAAAAATGAAGTAAAAAAGAAAGGTATTCTTGTCGAATATGACGCAGGTTACATTTCACCTAAAGATAATAGAAATTTCGTTAACGAAGTAAATAAACTAACTCAAGGGCAACCCATTATAGAGGAGCCCTTAGTTGTTTATGCCGTATTACAAAAATATGGTGTAGAAAACAAAAATGAAAGAGTATATCCCGAAGCCATACTAAGAAGAGAGGCAGAAAACTATCTAAAACTAATTAAAGAAAAAAGAGCATTAGGTGAGGCGGATCATCCTGAATCATCTATTGTTGCCGTAAGTAGAATTTCACATAATGTAATCGATTTATGGTGGGAAGGTAATGTACTGATGGGTAAGTTAGAAATTATAATGTCACCAGGATTTGTTAATCAAGGTATCATATCTTGTGAGGGTGACAGAGTAGCCAACTATATAAGAAAAGGATTAAAGATTGGTGTATCATCTAGAGGTGTTGGATCATTAGAAAAAGAAAATGGTAGAAACGTAGTTCAAGATGATTATGAATTAATCTGTTGGGATGTGGTTACATCACCATCAACTCCAGGGTCTTGGATTTATAGTGAAGAACCATCTAAAGAACAACAAATGTCGGAATCAAAAAATAAAAAAAATGTGGACAATCTTAAAGATAGTTTAACAAATTTCTTACTTGATTAAAAAAAAAATAAACTTTTTCGAAAAATAGTATATTTATAATAGAATGCAAAATTGCGTTTACAATAATTTAAATAATAAAATTTTAAAAAAAACAAAATGGCTGAAAAAAAGAAAAATATCATCGAAGAGGCTTTGCTAGAAGCTAAGTCTATTGAGGATGCCTTAAAAGCCAACACGAAAGAAATGCTTTCGGCACACTTGTCGAGAGAAATTGAGAGTATCGTTGAGTCATCTTTAAGAGAACAAGATGAAGAAGAAGTGGACGATATTGATTTAGAAGGATCCAAAGATGATGAGGTTGAGTTAGATCTTGACAATGAAGAAGGTGTCGAAGAACCCGAAACAAAATTAGAATTAGACTCTGAAGAAGAAGACTCTGAAGAACCTGTTGATTTGGATTTAGATGTTGATCTAGATTTAGACGCTGGTGAAGAAGATGATGATGAACCAGAACTTAATTTCGATATGATGGATATGGGTGATGACGAAGAGGAAGTGTTAGACTTAACAGGTGCTTCTGACGAAGAAGTTATTCATGTGTTTAAAAACAAATTGGGTGACGATGATGAAGTAGAAGTAGTTAAGGATGCAGGTGGAATTCATTTAAAAGATAATGAAACTGGTGTAGAGTATTACATTAAGGAATCTATGGAAGATAGATTTGGTTTGAAAGAAAAGGAATATTGTTCTGAATGTGGATCAAGTTCTATGTATGAAGATGAAAAAGGTGGTGATGAAACTATCTATGAAATTCACTTAGAAGAAGATTCCCCAATGTATGACATGTTAGTAGGTGGTGAAGGTGAAGATTTTTATCCAGATGAAAACTATGATGCAGGAGCATATAATGACGAAGAGGAAATTTCAGAAGATAAGTTGCAAAGACATAATAGGACAAGTGGTAAACAAAGATATCACGGTGCTAGATTTGCAGCTAGAGAATCTAAAACTGTTCGTAAACCTTTAGTTAATAGAAAACCAATTGTTAACACAGTTTCCGAATCCAAAATAATGAGAGAATACGAAGAGCTAAAAAGTAAAAACGAAGAATATAAAAAAGCTCTTAATATTTTTAAAGACAAACTTAATGAGGTTGCGTTATTTAATACCAATTTGGCTTATGTTAACAGATTGTTCACTGAACATTCCACAACTAAAAAAGAAAAAATGGATATATTAAAAAGATTTGATAATGCGGAAACGATTAAAGAATCTAAAAATATCTATAGAACTATAAAGTCTGAAATGGATAATAAAAAACCAATGAATGAGTCTGTTGAAAATAAAGTTAACAAAACAGTAAAATCTTATACTGCTACTAATTTAAATGAGTCAACTGCTTATGTTGATCCACAGATTACGGCAATTAAAGATTTAATGAGAAGAATCTCATAAAAAATAACAAATAAAATAAATAAAATAAAAAAATGGGACATTTATTAAATTCAGGTGAAGTCGGTAATATCGGACTAGAACACCTAAAACAAATTAGATCTAAAACCATTTCTAAATGGAATTCATTAGGATTCTTAGAAGGTTTAAAAGGTCACATCAAAGAGAACATCGCACAGTTATATGAAAACCAAGCGTCTGCTCTTTTGAACGAATCAACATCGTCTGATTCTTCTGGATCATTCGAAACAGTAGTTTTCCCTATTGTAAGAAGAGTATTCTCTAAATTATTGGCTAACGATATCGTATCAGTACAAGCGATGAACATGCCAATCGGAAAATTATTCTTCTTTGTACCAAAAACATCTAACGGAGCATTTGACTTAAATGGTAATTCTACTTACAGTTCTTTACCTCAGTGTGTAATTGCAGATTGTAATGGTGCGACTGGTATGACAACAGAGTTTAGAACGAAAAATCTTTATGATTTATTCTACAATGACGGATTGTATGACGCATCTAAAGGTACTAGAACAGTTTATAATGGTGGATTAAATCCAGTTGTTTTAAACGCTAATGGTGAGAAAGTTGAAACACCTTTTGAAGATCAACCATTATCATCTGACGGTTCAGTTAGAACAGTTAAAGCTTGTATTACTGGTTTCTCTTCTACAAATGCAGGTAGATTGACAGGACCAGACGGAAACGAAATGGATACTGAGTCTTTCTTAGCTTCTTTAACAGTAACTAGTGATGACGCTATCTTAGATACTGATGGAAATACTATTATCGCAGCTGGTGGTGTTGTACCATTCAGATTAGTATCTCAAAAATATGGTAGAGGTATTGTTGATTATACTAATATTTGTCAACCTGACGGATGTTTGTTAATCGAATTAGATTTAACTCACCCAGCTTGTATCAATTGTTTATCTTCAAACTTCGATGGTTATGTAGGTGCAACTTCAGCTACAACGGAAGAACAGTGGGGAAATTTATCTGTATCTTGGGCACAATATGCAACATTAGAATTCGCTACAGAAATGGGTGAAGTATCTTTTGAATTGGATGAAGTAGTTGTATCGGTTACAGAAAGAAAACTAAGAGCTACTTGGTCACCTGAATTAGCACAAGACGTTAGTGCATTCCATAACATCGATGCTGAAGCTGAACTTACGGCTTTATTGTCTGAGCAGGTAGCTGCTGAGATTGATAGAGAGATCTTAAGAGATTTAAGAAAAGGAGCAGCATGGCAATTGAGATGGGATTACAACGGTTGGAAGAGAGCTAACAAC